TGACGCAATATTGTTTGAAGATATTGACGAAATAGATGCCTATATGGAGTAGCTTGAATAGCTATGAATCAACCATCTCAGATTTACCCCCACCAGAAACTTTTAGTGTTGGAGCTAAATTAGAATTTGTGGGTAACAAATTTAAAAAGAAAACAAACTATGAACAACCAATAAAGGAACAATATCAAGGGTACAAGAGTACTCAAAATTTTAAACCAATCTATTTTAATTCGAATGTGAAAAATGAGCAGCAGGCATTGTGGGCGAGGGTTTTGAAACAACGTCACGTGCCAACTCAATTGATGGAACACTTTGTCAGATTTGTTAAGTTGTATCTAAATGATATATTACCAATAACTAAGATACAATCTGACACAATTGAGGAGTACATAAAAAATAGCAATGCAGCACCATCTGTTAAGCGTGCTATTGTTAAAGCTGCAATAGACCTTCAGCAACGAGGTATTACTGTGTATACATCTTTATCACAGGATGCCTTGTATGCGTATACAACCCGAAAGTCTTTTGTAAAGGTTGAAAATCTTAATTATTCCAGTGATGGAGGAGTAAAACAAAAAGCACCTCGTTTGATTCAAGGTGCACGCCCTGAGTTTATCGCTATCGTGGGTCCATTCTTCAGTGCCTTTCAAAGGTATATGAAGAAAATGTGGAACAAAGACAATTATTTGTATTTCACATCTGGGGCCACTAATAAAACGATGGGTGAATTTTTGGATGTGAACCAACATTGGTGGATATTTGAAAATGATGTTAGTGCATGGGATGCCAGTTTTAGTTTGGAACTGTGTAAGTTGGAGGTTTGGATAGCTAAAAAGTTTGGAGCGCCACGTGCGGTCCTAGATTTGATGTTAGCCAATACTCGTACTCACGGTGTAACAACTAATGGTTGGAAATATCAATGTCAAGGGACGAGAAAGTCAGGTGATCCATTCACCTCGTGCTTCAATTCCTTGTTCAATGCATTAATACACTTGTTTGTGTTTCATTTACAGACAGGTGTGGAAGTGATTGACTTCCCTCAATTTATCCGAATGATGGTTATGGGAGATGACAACCTCATGAGACATGCTGGACAAAAAGTAAATTTTTTTGATGATTTGATCCAGTTAGGTTTTGAAACCGAGAGCAATTATCGTGACAGTTATGCTGAAACTGAATTTTGCTCAAGTATTCCAGTTCCCAGTGAAGAGGGGACTGTTTTCATACCCAAACCAGGGAAAATGATAGCCAAGTTTGGTTATTTTGTACAACCACCAGAAAGTGTAGATAGTAATGCGCTTTTGTATGGTGTTTGTTGTGGTTTGGAGTTTTTGAAATTTGTGCCGTGGTATTCTTCATTGCTTGAAGGAGCAATGGAGAGTTGTATGCAG